TTTTCTTGTGCCGCGATACGGGCACGAATTTCTGCTAATGAGGCCATAATATTCTCCTTATTTCATTAAGATGGTCTTTGTTTTAAAATTCGTCACACATAATTATGTGACTAACAAGTCGTAAGTATAAACTACTTACTGCGACCTGTCAATAGTATTTATGCCAGATGTGGTTAACCTCACCTTTTTAGTGAGGTTTTTGTAAAGTTATTTACCCAGTAATCGTTTGAGTTCATCTAACGGGTCAACACTTTCCATTGTACCTACCAAGTCGCCTTGTTTAGCATACTTAGCTTTAGGACCTAATTGACCAACACGCTTTTGGTTAGCATCAAGACCTTCATTTTGTTTGGTTACAGGGATACTTTTCATATCTTGTTGACGATTTCTTCTGTATTGGTCTTGGTCAATAGGATTTAATGTATTAACTTTGGTAGCCTTGCCATCTTTAGCATCTTGGCGCATTCTAGCAAAAACTTCTTTTTCATGCGCCGCATCATCTTGCTGGTTGCTAAATTTAAAATCAGCAAAAGGATCTTCCTCTTCTCTAGTTACTCTAGCTACTATTGGCGGGGTAAGTGCAGTACCCGGTTGAGTACTAAAGAAATCACGCATATCACTTGTTTGACCTTCTGCAAAAGGATCTTCTTCTTCTCTAGTTACTCTAGCTTGAATTGGTGGAGTAAGAGCAGTACCCGGTTGAGTACTAAAGAAATCACGCATATCACTTGTTTGACCTTCATCCAATTCTAATTCACTGTGTGGGAAAGCTATATAGCTATCACCATGTACATCACCCGGACGTATTAAAAACACACCAGCATCATCATCACCGGATTCATCTTGACCAATTTCCCAGCCCATTGCCGCTAATGTCTTTTGCGCCTTAGCCATTTGTTGTTCAGTACCTAACCACCAGTGTGATGCCAACTGACGTAGAATTGCTTCTTCATCTGGTTCATTACCATCGTCACCGTCATCCATTGCAAATTCTTGTAGTGGTTGCTGAGGTACTGACGGAGCAGGTGCTGCCGCCGCCGGCTGCGGAGGAGGTTCTGCTGGGGCGGGTGCTGGTTGACTTCCTGCCTTAACCATATCAACAACTTCTTGCATTGCTGGGTCACGTGAAAGTTCCATCCAAGCTAATACCGAATCTTTTGCATCAGCATCAGGATCTTTCTTTGACAATTGTTCCAATTTACTAAAGAGTTGGTCATTGTCTAACAAACCAGATAATTCGCTTTTAACTGTAAGTGCATTAGGACCAAAAGGAATCAAATTGTCAGTACGCAATAATGTAACTAAATCTTCAATCTGTGCTTTTGAATGTGGTCTAAGTGCCTCATCAACAATACTGTTAGTCCATTCTTCTAATTCAGAAACCTCATTCATTTCCATAACAGGTTTTGCAAATTTAGATAAAAACGGTAATGCATTCTCAATTCTTGGATCAATACTGCTATTCAAAAACATTTCAGCTAAATCAGTAGTTGATTCTTCTACTACTTCTTCATTCAGTGTAGGTGTCCAGCTTTCAAAGTATTCTTTGTAGCCACGCTTGCTTGATAATTTACGCAATGTCTCACGCATTTGTCCGTAATGTTGAAATCCACTTTCGACTAAATGACTGATATTTTCATTTGCATTGTGTTTAGTAGCACGGCAAAAGCCTGCCATTGTGTTATATTCTTTAATCAAACTAGTGATATGTTTACCACGTTCATCGTATGGAGTATGACCTTCAGCAATATTACGTGCGTGTACACGTGCAAGTCCAGGCATCTTTGTATCTAATAAGAATCTTTCACCTGACGCATTTTCTACAAAAATACGTGCAATATTACGGAAACGTTGTTCACCTTCTTCTAAAGCACGTGAATGCTGAATGATAATCTTTGTTTCTGCAATGTTGTCACTGTAACTTGATTTTTTGCTTATTGGATAATAACCCTCATCCATTCGTTTAGTATGCTCTCTTTTAGCCATATCTCTTCCTAACTTAGAACTATAGACTTTCTGTGGTCTTAGTTGGTGCCCAACAGCCCAACGATATAATCTTCGGCACAAGTCCTCAAATGATTCTTCTCCTTGCCCATCAATTGATTTGCCTTTAGGGCTGGCTTCAACATCTTTGCTATAGTAAATAATGAGTTTTTGTGTACCATCAATACTGACATGAACCGGACCGTAATTTACGCCGTCTTTAATGAAGTCAAATCTAAAGACATCTGCTTCGTCAGCAACATCAACTTCTTTACCACCTGAGGTCACTGGAACAGGATTGTATTTGCTTAACTCATCCTCTAGTTGGTTGTTTAATGATTCTTGTTTAATTGGCATGATAATTTATTTATCAAATATTAACCCAAGACCGCAAAGAACGGTAATGGTGGCAAAAATTCGTCAAAATCTTTGATTTGATTCTCTACATCTAATAAAAAACTGCTTAATTGTTGCATCATACGCACTACAAGCAATGTGGCCATAACCAAATCATCAGTTTCACCGACTTTAGCAGAATAGCTACCGCCTAATGCTACGAATGTCTTTAGTTCACTTATCAGTGCTTTGCTGTTAATCTTCATTTTTTTGCTTTCAACTAAATGCTTGAATTTAGCGCAGGCTGCAAGTTTGCTTTTTTGTGTGGTATTGAAACCTTTTCGTTTCTTTACTCCGGACTCCGTAATCATTGTACCACTGATATTATGTTCACCGTATTCGTTCAATGAAACTAATGCGGCCTCACCAATTGAATTATTCTCTAAACTATAATAAATGTTGTTGGGCTCACCTGTACAATCTAATATATATTTGGTAATCTGTGTTATCAGTTTTATTTGATCCGGGATAGCTGTTTTATTATGTTTCCATTCACCTATCTGTGTAGTAGTGGTTGCATCAAAAATTTGAATAGCAGATGGGTCACCACCTGTACCAAGACTTGGATCAAGACCTACGATGTAAGTGTGACCTTTGACTGGTTTCTCGTACCAACGAATTTGTCCTTGTCTGTATGAAGGTTCAATACCTTCTAAATCAATTAATGTACTTGCATTAATAAGTGTTTCATCAGCAATAATGAATTCACAATTCATTTCACGACGGAATCTATCTTCACCCAACTGTGCTTGTATCTCTTTTGCCCAAACTTCATCACGATCAGGGTGTGCATGCCAAGTTGCTTTATATGCACGGAAGCCATTAATACCTAGTTCAGTTTGATTACCATATTCATCTTCTGTTTTGTTAGCACCCTTCCAAATCACAGCAAATTGGTCTTCGTCACTGTTTGGAGTTGAAGTGATAATAGCTTTACCACCAGTTGATAATGTAGGTGTGATAGATGTCCAAAACTCTTTTGCAATAGTAGGTCTTACGAATGCAAACTCATCAAGATATAATAATGAAATAGATAGACCACGACCTGTATTTTCTGTTGTTGTAGCACTTATAATACGACTACCATTGTCAAAGTCTAATGAGCCTTTGTTGTATGTAGTGACACCAGCTTTAATATGATTAGGGCAGTTCTCGTATGCATAACGAATACGTTGCATAATCTCCTGAGCCCCTGCATATTTGTGCGCCGCAATAAGAATTGTACTGTCTGGTACGAACATTGCATACCAAAGTAGATAACCGGCAGCACTGGTAGACTTACCTGTTTGTCGAGCCATTAAACTAATACTGAAACGATAGTTATGGTAGGTGTGTATTAGTTTTTCTTGGAAGTCCCAAGGGTGATACAACATGCTACCGCGTGTTGGGTGCTGTATGTAAAAGAAGTTATCCATGAAGTATAGATAACCTGTGTTAGGATCACTACATTTGATAAAGTCATCTAATTCTTTATCTGTATTGAATGTAGTTTTTACATAAGGTGTTTTAACTAGTGAAGGGGTTCCGCTCATGTGTTTATTTAGTGAGAACAAATCCCAAATGTATTAATTATTTATAATCCGTATCTGCCGCGTAATGCGTTGAAGTTTTGTTGAATTTGAATTGCGTTTAATGCTTGCCCGTAGATAGCAACTGAGCCAATATCACCGCGCCAATAGTTGTCTGACCGTGCTACTGCTTCTATTCCACTGTTTGTAAATTGATAAAATGTTACGCCAGTATCTGGTGTGCCTATCTGTTGTCCGTTAATATAATAAGTCACTACTCCACCGGTGGTTTGTGTTGCGGCTACAACTATCCACTGGTTATCTGTCACCGTGAAAGATGCAGATACAGATGGCGCCCATGGTGAATTGGGGCCGGTGCTGAAATGCATTCTCCAAGTATTTCCTGATATATGGTACATGTAGGTATTGAAGTTACGAACAGCGGTGCTACCACCAAACAAGTTACGATAAATGCCATTGCCGGTGTTGGCATTGACAGTTTTAATTGCAAACATTGTAGTCTTACCTGTGTAAGTGACATTCATTTTAGATGTGGTCACCGGAGCAAATTGATTAGTACCATTGAAACTAAAGTAACTGGCAGAACCAGCACTGGTCCAAGGTGGGCTGTTGGTCAAGGTAGCATTGTTTTGATAAGTGCTAAGGTCCGTCCATGTGGTTCCTGAACCAGGATAACTTGCCGAATCACCTGCATCTAATTGTAGTAATAATCCTGAAGTAACAATAGAGTATGATTCTGTCCAAGGGCGACCTAAAACTAATCCTAAAGGGTGTGATTGAGTAGTAACGACATTGTTTGTGTAGACAGTGGGTAATAATGTTTTGTCTAACCCGTATGGTCTACCATCTGTAGTACGTTTTGTAGTTGCCGCAGTTAACTTAGCATTTTGTCTTGCTTGCTTTGTAGATAGAGTTGATATACCATTAGCGGACATGTTTGTTTCCTATAGGTTGTTCACCGGTCAAATATGGTTTACTGAACCATAGCTGGAACCATTCAGGAGTTCCGGGTTGTATATTGTGTTCACGCATTAATCTACCCTTCTCAGATCCAGTAATACTAATATTACTTTCTTCCCCTATAACTTGCGGAGTAATTCCACTTAGTTTCTTTAAATCTTCTAGGGTAGTGTCAATGTTTTCTTGACGTGATGGAACAGATTTGAGCTTGTCAAATCCGTTCATTATTTTAGCTTGTTTCCATACATCAAAGGACATGATGTATTTATCGGATTATTTGATATCTAAGGGGCGGGCTTTGGTAGCAACAATGCAATAGTATTTTTCTTTAACTTCTACTTTGTTACCTTCTTCATCTACGCCGATTGCTAAATCAAATTCAAGTGTATTGAATGCATTGATGGAGAATCCTGTTCTATCAATTAATGCTGCCAATTGTGTAGCACCAAAGATTGAATAGTGATTTAAGTTAGTTTCATGCTTGCGGTCGCAGTCCGGGGCAGGAACTTCAATGTAAATCTTTCCACCCTGTTTAAGAATACGATTATATTCCATTAATGAAAAGATTGGGTACGGGCTATGTTCTAGCGCATGACGTAAGAAGATAAAGTCTACGCTTTCATCATAGTAACCGTCTTTTTGTGGTAAGAAAGTTAAATCATATGGTTTTACTTTATGCCCTTTACTTTCGCATAATTTGATATCTCCGGGACTTAATGTAACACCAGTTACATTAGTATACTCACGTTCTTTCATCATATCTAAAAAGTAACCTGGACCACAACCTAAATCTAAGATATGTGAATCTTTCTTTAAATTTAATGGGTCAATGTAAGTTTCAACTACTTGTTTAGTAAGTTGTTGGTGAAAACCGCTTTCACCTTCCTCATAGATATGTGCTGTATATAGCCACTCGTTGTAGAATTTTAATTTAATTAAGTCTAGCGTGTTGTTGATATCAATCATAGTTTTCCTGAATAAGATAAAATTACTTATTCAAAAAACAGTGTATCAAATTATTTTCCAAAGCCTTTGAAACCGCTGACTGGGCTAATTTTGTGAACACCGGAACCTTCTTTAGGTTTACCTGATTTAGCCATTCTATGATACTCACCTGGCACAGTTTTCATAGCTGACTTTACCATTTTATGTTCTTCATCTGTGTATGGATGAATACCATTGAATTTTTCTGTAGGGCTTGCAACATCCATATCCACTTTTTTACCACTTTTGCCGTCAGCCATAGCAGTAGCCATCATAAAACGATTCATATGATATACACGGTCATATCCACCTACATCACGTGCAATATAACTACCAGGACCTGGTGTGGCATCTTCATGGTCTTTTTTCATTTTACCGCGGGGAGGACCTCCCTCGCTGATGAATTCGTTTGCTCTCATATTAAGTATTTATCTTGACGATTACGTTATGAGTTATAGTGCTATTTAGGAACGGAGATACATTAAATTTTAATTGTCCAAATGTAGTTGTTACGCTATAGTTTGTTAACACGGTACCTACAAATATAGTACCAGATACAACATACTTTACACCTGAGTTATCGTTTTGTTTAGTAGCTTCTACTACTGCAAATTGACTATTTTGCGTATTAGATTCTACTGAGGTTATTTCAAACCTAACAGTTCTCATTTGAGACATTGGAATTTGGTATATTAGTTGGTCAATAGAGCTATCTGGTGTTATTACTTGGAATGCGCTGGTGTCAACTAGTACTGTAGTCCCAATTTGTAGACTATTTGTGGCTTTAAGGTCTACTGCACTCACTGTAGCAGAATAATTGATACTATTTGGAGTGCCAGTTAGTATAACACCACCAACTTTAATACTATTACCTACATAGATATTTTGAATTGTATTAGCTGGACTGCCTATATTAACATTTGCTGTAGGAATTATATTTGTCCCTATAGTAACGTTGCTACCATCAAATGTTAAAGCACTAGTTCCAGCTATAGTATTTGAGATTTCTCCGTTTATATTAGAAGTTGTTTTAAATTGAAAAGCTCCATTTGGTCCTGATGGTTGAGCTACTACCTCTAATATAGAAAAATTATTGTTGATTTTGCCAAATGCAACTCGTAACGGATCACCTGTTCCGTCGTTGGGTAAGTCACCTATAAGAATGTTTGCGTATGCCATGTGATATGTTCCGTAATATAGTATTTATCATAAATACTACATACTTCCAAGGAACCAGAATGGATTCAAAATACCTAAAGGCATATGTTGCGATATTAAATGAAATTGCACCCACCCCCGCTCAACCTGCACAGCCCGGGCAACCTGCTCAACCTGCTCAACCTGCTCAACCCGCTAATCCGTCAGATTTTCAACAAGCAAAAACTGCGGTTGGACAACAATATAATAACTACAAAGACGCAGGAGCTATGGCTGATGCCGCAGTCAAAGCAGGACATGTTAGTGCCGCAGATGCACAGGCTGTAAAAGGTCAATTAGCTGGTAGTATGATGCGTGGTGGTTATGAGGCCGCTAAAGCCGGAATGCAAGGACGTAATGCTCAAGATGCTTATACAGGAAGCATGATGAAATCTTTAGGTGACACCGTTTCAAACTCTGGAATTACACCCGAGGTGACTAAACAAGCCGCTGCCACTGCACAACAATATAGAGGACCAAACGCACAAGATATAACTAAGGATCCGGCATTTGCAAAATTGCCAAAAGCAAAACAACAAGAAGTTATCCAAGCACAACAGCAAATTCGTAACATGAGTGATGATGATTTGGCTGCTGTTAAGAATTTTGATATGAAGCAAGCCGGGGCTAATATCAAAGCAAACGGTCAAGCTATAGCTAATTCACAGGAGACAGTCAAAAATAAAATAGCTAATAATGATCCTAATACACAAGCAGGTGTAGCAAGTCCATCAACTTATGCGGCTATGGGTATGGAGCCACCAAAAACCGCATCATCTTCGGCAGCACCCGCACCCGCACCCGCACCCGCGACTACAGCTACAGCACCTAAACCGGCCGCACCTGCTCCGGCAGCACCCGCACCCGCGACTACAGCCACATCACCAACAGCACCAACAGCACCAAGTGCTTCATCAGCTACAACTGCCCCCGCAACGCCTGCCACCGGGGAAGGGAATAAAGTACAAGAAGGTGATGATGATTTAGCTGCCATGCGCAGGATAATGAATCACCGACGTTAACCAAAGATAAATATATGCATATTTAGGAGACAAATATGCGTAAATTAATCACAGGGTTGCTATTCTTATTAGCTACAAGTGGTGTATTTGCTTGGACTCAACGTCAACCTTTCCCGGTACAACAGTGTCTAGTACATGCACCCTATGGGTTCCCCCAAACAACAGGAGTTCAACCATTATGTCAACAAGCATATTTGGTTGGGTATGATGCAGCCGCTAAACTACCAAAGTTCGTAACATACGAATTACTTCCACAGAATGCATTAGGGTGTGTAGCACGTACAAATGCATTTGCAGCCAATCAATTCATACAAGGCGGTGCAAGACCAGATGATTATGCGGCTACAGGCTACGATAAAGGACATATGGCGCCAGACGGGGATTTATCATGGGACCCGCAAGTCGAGTTCGAAAGTTTCTTGATGACGAACATGAGTCCTCAGGCGGGTTCTTTAAATCGTGGCATTTGGAAATTACTAGAGACCAGTGTCAGGGGATGGACTGTACAGCGCAATCAAAGTTTTACAGTATACGTTGGTGGTATATATTCCGCTTCTGATAAGAAAATTGGTAACGGTGTAGTTGTACCACATGCTTTCTACAAGATTGTAATCAACAATCAAACTAAAGAAGTTGCTGGATGGGCTTTCCCACACGTCGCGCCATATCCTAACTTAGGTAATGACTTAACTAAGTTTCGTGTACCTATTGCACAGATTATGACACAAGCAGG